TTGTATAGTAATAATGCAGTTCTTAATCTCGATAAAACCGATTTAAATACTTTTGTTAAATTCGGTTCGGCATATGAGTTTCTCAGAGTGTCGATACAGAATGTGATTACCAGATACCCGGGTTCGTTATTCGTTGATTCCCAGAAGCAAATTGGTGGAAACACCACATTTACGGGATTATCATATAATCAGGTCGAGAACATCTCAACATTTTACCTCTCAACAGGTGCTACTGTAAACAAATTTGGTCTGATTATTAACAACGGAAACGAAGAAATTCCAGATGGTAACGAATTGAAAAATCTTAATTTATCATATGAAGATTATGTTGTCTGGTCTGGTCTTGAACCCAATAAATTGTTTAAAGTAGTTGGATACACGGGAAACACAGCTAAAAGTACCGCAAATTATGATGGTACAGCAATACCGAAAATAAAGTACATCAGACTTCAGGTCGAAGGAAATCCGTTTGAGTCACTGGGAACTGGAACAACTGCTCAACAAGACTTCCATATACGTCCAAATAATGAGGTTTTCGAGGAATTCAGAGCACTTCTCGACCCATATGAACGTAACCTCGTTTCGAAAAGAAATGGCAGTAATGGGTTTGTATTTAAGTTAAAAGAACCCACGCTTCTCGAAGACGGGAAAATATTGTATTACGATAAAGAAGTGGTTTGGGTAACTAGTGACCAATATAATATCGATATTAATAGTCCAAGTTATCAAAATTTTCTTACGATTGTCTTGACTATTGGTTCGAAATACGACCAGATTAAAACCGACCTCATCGCAAGATTTTTAACCCCAGCATCACTGAAAAACTATGATTTCACCGATGAGAAAAAAACCACGAAACTCCTGAGATTATATGGCAGGGAATTTGACCAGATGAAAGAATTTATCGATTCATTGGTTTACATCAATAAAGTGACATACGATAAGAAAAACAATATACCTGACCAACTAATTCAAAACATGGCAAGAACCTTCGGTTGGGATTATTTTAATCTTTTAAATGAGGGTGAGTTGGTTGAGAGTTTCTTAACTGTTGACGACACCGAAAGAGACCTTAACGAAAACGAATTACCAGCTGAAGTAGATATGGAATTATGGAGACGCATATTAATGAATACCAGTTACTTCTGGAAATCAAAAGGTACTCGTCAGGCGATAAAATCTATTTTCTTGCTTATTGGAATTCCAGAACCATTTATTAATATAACGGAATACGTATATACTGTTGATGGTAAAATCAACCCTAATACCGTTGCTTTAACAGCCAGAGACTTTCCAAGTAATTCTCTGCCGTATGATAATAGTGGATATCCTAAAGCACCACTTGAAACCAATGATTTCTTTTTCCAAATAAGTGGTGATACTGATAGTGGTCAAAGATATTTGGATGTCTTCCGTCAGGCTGGTTTCAACCTGAAACAGACCCCTGATAACAAGAAATCATGGATACGGACGGGTGCTACGACTCGTGAACACTACAGTACGTCACAATATTATCAGGAAGACAGTAGACTGGTGATTAATACCAAGGAAATCGATATTGCGCTGGATACAACCAGAGGCATTGAATTCGATGTTTATGAATATATTCAAACCGACTTCGCTGCGAACAGCAGTGGTTACACGCTCCCGTATTCTTATGTGAATATCAGTAATGTTCCTCGCACTGGAAACACATTTAGTTTACCGACAAGCGTGAATAATAAAAAACTTGGTGATATTGAGGTTAGGTATAATGGTATACTATTAAATGCACCGAGCACAGGTGATACCAATGGTTATACGAGCGGAAATACTGAAACTGTAGAAGCTGATTATACTGTTAATGGAAACACCTTCACAATACCAGAATTAAGTACTGGTGTCAGAGCTTCGGATGTTATTCAGGTCACTCTTATTGATTCGGGTACGACAATTAGTAACGCTGCAACAAGTGCTATTACTGTTACATATATCGTTACTCGTGTTAAAGCTGAATTAAGTGGAACATATGTACCATTACCAAGTTTTCCACGTGGAGATGTTCAACTCACAATTAATGGAATTGCGCTCACAAAAGGCACATCTCAATTCAGTGCTGATTATATCGTTGACCCAGCCAATTCAACAGGTGGGACTAATTATTTAATTATTCAGAATCCCGATGTCATCACGTTTTTAAATGCTAATCCAGATGTCCAGATTTCATACATGGAAGTACAGGGAAGCAATGACATTAACCTGAGAAGCGAAGTCTTTAGAGTGGATAGCTTTAACAGTAGTAAGATATACTTCAATAACAGCGCAAATAAATACGTGTATAGACTTAATTATAAGGTCAATAATGCCAGTGAGGTCAAGTTTCTGATTGACGGTATTGCATTGGAACCGTATCTGGATTACAGTGTAAATGTGATGAGTCCATATGAAATCTTTTTACCACGAGGTATTCGATACGGTAGTGTGATTAGTGCGTATTATCTCGTGGGTGGACAAGGAGCGTTTGACCCTGTGATTAATGATGTGTTTGGTCTTGGAGATATTAGTGAATTATCGTTCTTGGAATTCCTTGAATTAATTCAGAGGAAAATGATTAACGCCAGAAACAGAAAAACGGTTACGGATTTCAAAGGTGGTTGGTATCCCGCTGTATTGGCAATATACGAAAAATACCTACAAAGAGCGGAACTTCCTAATGATGACCCGTTGCAGTCAAACGGATATACTTTCCAGAATCTGTATTCGTTTCTCGGTAAATATAATGCGTTTTTTCAGAGGTTCGTAGACCAGTTATTACCTGCCACAATTATACGTAGACGTGGTGGATTACTTATTAGAAACACATTATTTACAAAACAAAAACACTGGTATAAAAGAGGGGTAAATGTGGCAAATACTGAAAATCTTAATTTCGATTTAAGAGGGAATCCAGTGGTGCAGTATCTCGGTAACGCAGGTAGTGTGTTCCAAATAATTCAAGGTGCATTACCACCTCCACCACCCCCACCACCAGTACCACCTGAAATGTATGTCGAAACCACACCCGGTGTGTTGGGTAGTCTCATAACTGGAGGTCGAAACATTCTTAATTATGATGAGGTTATTGAATATGGGATTGAATATAGGAAAACAACAACGAATAATTGGATAAAATCAACACTAACGACTTCATTAACACAAAACAGTTTCACACTAACCTTAACTGATTTAGATGAGGGTGCAACATACCAATACAGGGCATTTGTTGAATCCGTTACATCGGGTTTTACGGGTAACACCTTATCGGCAACAACTCCACCACCACCACTACCAACCCCAAGCGTTGAAACTAAAAGAGGTGGTACGACATTTGTTTACGAATATCCTCAAGGAAGTGGTGATTATTATGGTTTAATTCCAAGTACTGGTGGTGATAATATTGTGCGCTATGCTGACGTTCAATATTATGGTATGCAATACAAAAAAGTGAATGATGTGACTTGGTTGCTTCAACCATCCACACCTTATTCTGGACCACTCAATAACAATTCATGGAGTCAAAATATCGGTTTAATTGATACCGATTCAACTTATCAATACAGAGCATTCATTATTGTCGATGGTGTTACTTATTATGGTATAAGCAGATTAACTACAACGCCGCCCGAACCATCAGATACACCTCCAGACGTAACGACATCACTAAGGACATTGGTTGGAGTAGATGGTACATTATTTACATCAATACAAAACAAAATAGAAAATGGTGACCCGTCAACAATTATTACTCATGGTATTGCTTATACATCTAATAGTGCAAGAGCAACGGATAATCTATTAAAAGTAGGAAGTACAGATGTGTTTACAAGTAGCGAAACTCTTACCCCCCCATTACCCGAAACACCGCTTAATTTTTCTCAAACCGTAAGTGGTTTGATACCAAACACACAATATTATTTCAGAGCATATGCCAGAAACGGTATTGGTGACGACAATATTGGTTATGGTGACATTAAAACCGTAACCACTAACGTACTAGCCAGTAAATTCGATATAAATGTTGAGGTTGTTTGGACTGGTGATAACAGTGGAGTACCGAGTGGTGATGGGTTTACTGGAAAACTGGTGTTAATGCAAAGCACAACACAAATACAGGAATATAATTTTGGACTTCCAGTGAATGATACCACAGAAACAGTGATATT